CACATATTTTATAAATGAACATATTTGTATTAGATAAAGACCCTAGAGTAGCAGCTCAAATGTTGTGCGACAAACATGTGCCTAAAATGATTGTCGAGTCTGCACAAATGCTATCTACTGCACATCGATTACTAGATGGCACACCAGAGAAAAGACCATCAAGGTCTGGTAAAACAATTCAAACTTATTATTCATTCAACGATGAACGAGATGATTTCTATTATCTGGCAGTTCATAAATACCATCCATGCACAACATGGACTATGCAATCAAAAGCAAACTATGAATGGCATTACGAACACTTCCACGAAATGGCACTAGAGTATCAGTTTCGTAGAGGCAGAATACATGAAACATTTAGAAAGATAGGCATACTACTGGCACAACCACCAAAGAATATTCTTGACGGTGATCTTACAGAGTTTGCACAAGCGATGTCTCATTATCCTGATTGTATTGTAAAGGGCGATGCAGTTCAGGCTTATAGAAACTACTATCACATGGCAAAACCATTTGCAAAGTGGGAGTGGAAAAGACCTGCACCAGATTGGTGGCAAGGTTATCAAGGAGTAGCATGAGAGTATTAGTAGAAGCATACGGCGATGTAAGAATATTTTCAGAAAGACCTTTTGGTTATAAAAGATATATTGTAGAATGGTCAGACGGCAGAACAGAATTGTATAGTGGTTTGTGGTATAGTGAAAAGAAAGTGAGAGAGATAGTAGAATGCCAACTTACGACTTCTTAAATAAAGAGACAGGTGATCTTGAAGAACACTTCATGTCTTATAAAGACTTAGACAAGTTCAAAGAAAATAATCCACATTTACTACAACAAATATCTGCACCACAAATTATTGGCGGTCATGGTGACAGAGTTAAGACTGATGCAGGTTTTAAAGAAGTATTGGCAAAAATAGGTGAAGGACATCCAGGTTCTCACTTACATAAAAAGTCCGCAAAGGAAATTAAAACAAAAGAAGTTGTTAAGAAACACATTGCATTGCAGAACAAAAAATAGTATAATACATTATGACAAAATTAAAGACTGATCTTTTAGAACTTACAGATTTAGAAAACATAAAACTTAAAACAGTCAATCATGAGGGTAAAAGATATTATCTTGGCGAAGATGATATGAAATATCCTAGTGTGACTACAGTTGTGGGTTTACAATCTAGAGAACACATTAAATTATGGCGAGAAAGAGTTGGTGAAAAAACAGCAAACAAGATTACAAAGAGGGCAACAAAACGAGGCACCTCATTTCATCAACATGTAGAAGACTATCTCAGAAAAGAAAAAGATTACATAGAGTTTGATAATATATTACAAGAACAGATGTTCAAATCTGTTCAACCAGTTTTAGATGAAATCATACCCATTGCTCTTGAAGCACCTTTGTATTCTCATAAATTGCAAATGGCTGGTCGTGTAGATTGTATAGGCCTATCTAACGACAGATTATCGATTATAGATTTCAAATCAAGTTCTAAACCTAAAAAAGATTACATGGCTAAACCTTGGTATTTACAAATGACTGCATACTCTATTATGGTTGAAGAACTTACAGGACATCCGATAGAAGAGATATGTGCCATAGTGGCAGTTGAAGGACTCAATACATTTCAATTGTTTCTTTCAGACCCTACAGAACATGTAGAAGAACTTTACAGTCTAAGACAACAATACAGGAACTTATACGGCGTATGATACACATATACGATAACGATAAACAGATGATTGCGATTGTGCATAACTTTGTATCAGAAGAAGAATGCGAGGAAATGCTAGCATACTCATGGCAGAATATGAAAAGATCGTCCGTTGCGAGTGAAGATGGTAAGGGTCAAAAACATGATAAGAGAACAGGTTCAAATACTTGGTTAGCTCATGATGCATCACCTGTAATAAAAGGTGTTGCAGATCGTATATCAGAAATGGTAAGAATGCCTTTAGACAATGCAGAACCTTTTCAAGTTGTGCATTACGAAGAGAATCAAGAATATGATTATCATTACGATAGTTTTGATGAGAGTGATATTGGATATAACGAGGAGTATACAAAGAATGGTGGTCAGAGATTGATTACTGTTCTAGGTTATTTAAGAGATGTGCCGAAAGGAGGTGAAACTGGTTTTAGTCATCTAGGTGTTAACATTCAACCTAGACGAGGCAGTATCATCGTATGGTGGAATGTAGAACAAAACACAACGAAGAGAGAAACAAAGTCTTTACATGCAGGTCTTCCTGTATTAGAAGGAGAAAAATATGCTTTCAATTTGTGGTTTAGAGAAAGAGAGTTTGCAAAATGATAACAAGAAAAGAGTTTACAGAACAAGTTGAAAGACTTCTAATAGGTAATAGAACAGATGTAATGAGTGCAATACTTAAAGTCTGTGAAATTAATAATGTAGAACCAGAGGGTGCCAAAAGATTACTGTCGGTACCTTTGAGAGAAAAACTTGAAGCAGAGGCAGAAAGTTTGAAATTAATTAATCGTCAAAAAGCCAGTCGAGGTTCTTTGACAACTTTTATGAGTAAGGAGTAATTATGAAAGAAGGAGATATAGTATCAGTAATCACCATGAGTGGTGAGTATATTGGTAAATTGGTTTCTAATAGACACGATTGTGTTGAGTTAGCAGACCCTAGAATTATTGTGAATACACCAGAAGGCAAAATGGGATTTGCTAAAGGCATTTGTGTCACAGGTTGTGTAAACCCTACAAGTGTGACAATACAGAATTATGTATTCATGACAGAGACTAACGATGATATCGTGACGGCATATAATACGGCAGTCAGTGGTATCGAAGTGCCAAAAAAGAAAAAGATTATTGTAAATAAGTAATGTCGAGTCGAGAGGGATATGATAGTTATCAATTGTATCTTGCGATGAAGTTGCATTTCAATAGTGAGAACTATAACTTTGTGCAATACAATGGTCATGTAAAGGCAGACTTGTCTTCATTCATGAAACGAAAAGACAAGTTTCACTTTGCCAAACTAGCAAGAAAATACAAAGACAAACTCATAGACTTCTACATTGCAAACTTATCACAAGGCGATTATTGGGCAGGTGAACTTCTTGAACGAGAGGCAGAAGAGAGATATACAGAGTGGCGAAAGAGAAGACAAAAACTATCACACATGTTTGAACAAGAAGTAAAAGAATTATTAGAAAAGAAAACAATACAAGAAGTTCTAACTGTTTATAAAGGTCAACACCCATACTTACTCAAACAATTTCTTGGTAAAAATATATCTCTCGAAACAATGTGTATACTAGATGAGATTACAAACTACAGTTTAAATTGGAAAAAACTTATATCAGAAAATATAATTTATCCTGGTGTGCATCATAGAATAGACAAATACAAATCTTTCTTATCTTATGATCAGAAAAAATATAAAATGAAATTAATAGAACTATGCTCTACTTAGTGGGAAACGGACCGAGTCGAAAGACTTTAGATTTAGAAACACTAGACAACTGGTGGGGAATGAATATGGTTTATAGAGACCATACACCTGATTTATTATTCGTGCAAGATGTCGCCCCACAAAATGAAATGATTACAGACCAATACTACAAGAAACACCCTGTTTGTGTCGGAGAATGGAACGAACTGCCTATGGAAATGTTTGACATTATGAAACACGGATTGCCAGGTGAAGTGATTGAAAATCGAGTCGAGGGGGATGATAGATTTGTAGTGCAAGGGGAAGACTATCGAGGCGAAGGACAGAGAACTTATATGATTGGATATTCCTCTGCGGAGGCAAACAACATAGTTATATATACAAATGAATTGCTCAAGAACACTTTTTGTGGCATCTATGCACTAGGTTATGCAGTGCATCATGGACATAAGAAGATATGTCTTGCAGGTTATGATTCATTACAATACGGTGATCTACAGAACATTTATGGACCTGATGATTGTTATACTTATAATAAAGTGTATACAGAAGAAAACTCAGGTGTGGGAAGACCACAACAGGCACAATTTGTCGCACTGTTAGAACACATAAATAAGGATTATCCAGATGTAGAGTTATATTTTAAAAACTCTATTGACGGATTCGATAAAATCGAATATACTAATATAGTATCTCGATTAAATATCGAAGATAGGTGGATTCTAGGCACAGCGTGTTTTGAATCTGAACTTTAATAAGATGCGATACAATGCAAATACAATGCGATACAATGCTATAAGGAGTATAATACAATGTCTACATCTTTAGATAAATTAAGGCAGGCAATGGAGTCTGCATCACCTAGTCAAGGTGAGAAAAAATCCTACGATGATGATAAATATTGGAAACCAGAACTTGATAAATCAGGTAATGGTTATGCAATAGTTAGATTCTTACCAACACCAGAAAACGAAGAGATGCCATGGGTGTCTTACTTCGACCATGGTTTCCAAGGACCTGGCGGTTGGTATATTGAGAAGTCTTTAACGACTCTTGGTAAAAATGATCCTGTTAGTGAATACAACACTCAGTTGTGGAACACTAACATCGAAGCAAACAGAGAACAGGCTCGTAAACAGAAGCGTAGACTTCATTATGTGTCTAACATCTATGTTGTTTCAGACCCTAAACATCCCGAGAATGAAGGAAAGGTATTCATGTACCGATATGGTAAGAAAATCTTTGAAATGTTGAAAGAGGCAATCTCACCAGCATTTGAAGACGAAGCTGCCATAAATCCTTTTGATCTTAGAGGCGAGGGTGCAAACTTTAAAATTAAAATCAGAAAGGTCGATGGTTATTGGAACTATGACAAGTCTGAGTTTGATAGTTCTGCACCACTTTTTGAAGATGAAAATCAGCTAAATGATATATATACTACGCTGAATCCTTTATCTTCGATTATTGCACCAGACCAGTTTAAGTCATATGACGAACTGAAAGAAAAACTTGATAGAGTATTGGGTTTATCTGGTGAGGTAAGCACATCTACTGCTGAGTCAGTTGCAG